TCTGCTCTTACTGGCTCGAATCCTTCACGAATACGTTTTGACATATTCGCTCTATCATCGTGACCACGGACTTCTGCACGTACCCACCTGTGTTTATATCCAGGAGGAGCTTCAGGAGCGTCTAACATAGATGGCGGTTGCCATGGTTTACGGCGAGCTTTTTTTACTCGTGTTTCAGCAGATCTGGAGGTACGATCTGTCATTTTCATCTCCTAAACGTATTTTGCGTACTCTTCTAGAGGCACACCTATTCTTTTAGCGATTGCTATTTGTGAAGGTGTGAGTTTCACACTGCGTGCACCTTTTTTAACAGCACCAACACCACGGCTGGCTCCTGCTACCGGCGATTGCACGTTTTTTGTCTCACTGACAAACTTTTGTGGAAAAAGATCACGCATTTCTGCGTCAACTCTTTCGTAATAATGTTTTGAACTTGGCGGTACACCTTCTTTAATAAGTTTTTGATGTATCCCCATAGCAGCATACGTCATACCTTCATCTTCACCAAACCAACTATTTTGTTCTGCCCATGCTTCTGCTTGTGGGTCAGGTGCTGCTGGTTGTACGTTCCGTTCTTGCGGTAACGAAGGTGTTTGTATTTCTTGTTCAGAATTTTTCTTTTGTCTTGCTGCTAATCGCTCGGCATTTTGCGCTTCGTATGAAGTTTTAGCAACTGCTTCGGTAGCTAATGCGATAGCTTCTGCGTCACCAAGCTCTTGTGCTTCTTTAAGTGCTTTCCTAGCTCTTTCTTTATCTGATTCAACCCTCGCTTGATATTCATTTACAAGAGTCGTATCTGAAGATTTAAGTTTAGTTTGTAACTGATTATTTTGTTCAGATATCTTTTTAGCGAATTCTATCGCTTCTTCTTTTTGCCGTTCTGCTTCCCGCATACGATAAGTTAATTTATCTATACGCTTTTTGACAGTATCGCTATAATCTTCTAATTCATCTGGTTCCGTCTGTGGTTGTGCAGACGAATCGAAATCACCACTAGCTTCTTGAATTACATCAGCAGCACGTGGGTCTACTTCTTCATCAGGAAGAATTAGTTCAATATCTTGATTCTCAGCCATTTATTTCACCTTATTGCAGAATATCTTCTGGATTATTTACAGTAGCTAAAATTTCGTCATCGTTTAAAAGGCGCATATCGCCTCCGTCGATGTTAAATCTAGCTCCTGCATAGCGACCAAAAATTACCCAGTCGCCCTCTTTACACCAAGGGCCGTCTGGGAATTTATCAGGATCGGAATATGCGTCTGGGCCTTGTCTTACAACTAACCCTACAACGGTAGCTAAACGCTCTTTATCTAAAGTTTGTTTAGCGATAACTATGCCGCCTTTTGTTTTCTCTGGGGGAGAAAACGGAAGGATAAGTAACCTATACCCTGTTGGGTTTGGTAATTTATCAGCGTGACTCTCTAAATTTTCAGGAGTAATTTGTTCCTTCGGAGGATCTAAAGGCGTATCAGATCCAAAATTTAGGACACGGTCAGGGGTCGCCCCCTCGCTAGTCGTCTTCGACATCTTCTAATCTTCCATGCAGGGCAGTTATTTCTTGTTCAGCAAAATTTAGCCCTGATATTTCTCCAACTATTCGTTGGTACTGAACGAAGTCTTGTGCGCCACCAGTGGCGAGAGTCTGCGCGAGATCATCTTGCCTCTCGCGCAGCTTGCGGAGTAAATACTCCGAATATTTTATAAAGTCCATTAATTGACGTAGCTAGTAAAATCTAATCCTTTAGTAGCTGCACCAGTACCTTTAGTTTTTACTTTTTTCCCAGGAATACTAATAGTTTTTTCTGCCAACACCGTAGCTTTCGCAAAACCTTCGTTCGAAGGTTCTGGGATAGACGGTTGTATACCTGTCTTTTGAGTTTTAGGGGACGGATAAGGCATTTCCGTTTCTCTAAAATTTCTCATTTCTTGCTCTTACTACGAGACTTAGTTCGCCCACCGCGCTTCATTTTTCCTGGCGTCATGGGCATCTTTTTGTTTTTCTTATGTCCTGGCATTAGTCTTCTCCTTTCGAATAAAGATTGTTAAAGGTCACATTCGGATCCATGTAGCTATCGTCAATCTCTGCGGTATGCAAATGTTGACTAGGGTAAAAGTCGGGAGCACCCGAACCTGTTTCCCATAAAGCTGGATTAGTCGCTCTTACACGATTATTAGGTAACGCTACGATATTACCTGTCCATTTCCCAGCATTCGTTAGCTGTATTATATGACTCTGCTTATGTTGCGCAGGATCATCAGCGATATCATTCCCTGTATAATCTACAGTAAATAAATATTTCCCCGTATGGAAATCGTTATCTATTTTACAAAGCCATGGGCTAGAAGATACACGATCCATAACAATGACCTCATGGTCACGAGAACTACAATCCCAAGGCTGTGCTAAATGTGTTGCCATCGGTTCTGGCATATCTTCGAAATTAGCATCAGCTACTAAAGCGGTGATCGGCATCCTTGCCCACATCGCACCGCCATGTAAATTTTCTGCGTCCTCTTCTTTATCCCATTCGTATCCTGTAAATACGATTTGGAACGATAAACATCTGTCAGGGATTGTATTTACCGCAATCGCTATTGCATGTAAATACTCGCCGTGATAGTCAAGATGATTGTATGTAAATTCTTTTCGTACCCAACAATTAAAATGTGGAATATTACTTATTAAATGCGGCACCTAGTCCTGTTCCCGTGAGTCCCTAACGATTCTTGCAATCTCTGTCAGATTAGTATCGATATCTCTATCGTCGCGCATTTCTGCTTGTTGTAGATCAGAAGCTACACGGATATCGGTTTGTTGTTCTTGAGATTCGATACGCTCTCTTTCTATTTCTGTTCTACGTTGTGATTCTCTATCACGCTGCGCGAGCTTTTCGAATTCGAGTTCCATTTGTTCTTGGAACATCTGACGTTGAGGATCTATTTGCTGCTGTGCCATCGCTTGCGCTAACGCTTGTTCTTGACCCGTAATTTGTTGGGTAGCTTGTGCAGCAGCTATTGCTATTTCGCTTTCGACTTCGGGCGGTAGTTGCGGCATCATACCGTCTGGCCCAGGTTGTGGTATTTGTATACCTTGTTGTGCAAGCATTTCTTGTGCTTGTATACGATATTTAAGCGCCATATGTTCTTGTATATGGGCTTGCAAACCTGCCATCGCCTGTGCGTTTTGTTGGGTTTGTGGGTTTTGCATAAATGCCATATGAGCTTGCATATGTGCATCATGATTTTGTTGTATAAACGCTTTTAGCGGCCCCATCATCAAAGCGTCCATATTTTCTTGTATCGGATCTTTTGGCATCGCTTGCATATCAGGCATTAAAATATCGTCAATATCTTTGATATTTAGAGCGATATACATTTTACGATACGCTTCTTTCATATTGTGCAACTGGGGTGCACTTTGTGCCATCTGTAATTGTGTTTGCGCTAAAATAATACGTTGCGTCGTACTAAAAATATTCGGGTCGCATACAGGTATAACGTCTACGCTATTATTAAAATCTTGAGCGAATACGGTTTGTTGTGCACCTTGTACTTGGTACGGGTACTCAGGTGGTAAATATTCACCGAACAATCGTTTTAAAATTTTAAATTCACTACGTTGCGCATAGTGCAATCGTTTATGAATAGCAGAAATTACTTTCTGCCCTTTTTCTAACAATGCAACAGTCGTACCTACAGGAGCATTAGAATTAGCATCTCCTGTTTGATTATCCATTACAGACGCAAACCGCTGACCAGATTCGACTAATAACCCTAAAAGTTGCGCTAACGTCGGACTAGGTTCTTTAAATGGTAACGGCATAAACGCATCGCGAATCGTACCTCCAGGAGTATCAACGTCTCGCCATTCTCCTGGTTGTATCGGATCATCTGATCGTTGGATATTTAATCCACGTGCTTTAAATCCAGCAGGTAAATTCGCTAACGTACCAGCATCGATAAGTTGTCTTAGGATCGCGGTAGCGGATTTCGTAACGCCGCCAATCATATGGATTAGCCCGAAACCGTAAAAACCTAATCCTGGAAGAAATTTGTAATGCGTAAAATATTCTACTTTTTTACGCATCGGATCGTTTTCGATATAGTTCCGTCGGATAGATAACACCATATTGTTATCTTTACAAATCGTGACGATATACGGTAACGCTAAACCTGTAGCTTGTCCGTTGTTATCTGTATGTTCGAAACCTTCGATATCTAATTCGACGTGAAATTCTAATAAAGAATAATCTGTTTGACTGCCTGTACGAGTAACACCGTCTATTTCGTCTATTTTTTCTTGTACAGCCCCAGCGTCACTACTATAAGAGGGCGGCGTAATTTCGTCGTCTATATAAAACCCACTCAGTTGTAATTTACGCAAATCGTTTTCTGTCATCGTCATACGATGGGTTATACGAGGCGACGTATGTAAATCCGTCGCCGTATACGGAACGATTAAATCTTCTGCTTTTACGAACCTTGATACGACACGACCCATCGTTGGATCGTAATAACATTTTTTAAACGCAGAACCAGCGAGTGGTAGGTAAAATAACATTTGATCCATTTCAGGATCGTATTCTTCCATTTTATACAATAGCTGGAAGTTCATAAAATCCTTAACGCGATTAGCTTGCATCGCTTTCGGATCGTTAGACGCGCCCATAATTTTTGTATCTACTGGGCCGTTCGCTGGAAGTAATTCTTTATACGCTTGTGCTTGGAAATGGGTAGTCGCTTCAGCTAAAAGAGGGTGGAATACGCCACTAGCGCCTTCAAACGGTTCGCTACGAGGATCATTTTCAATACCAAGGAGTTCTAATCCATCTCGGAAAGTTTCGTACCAATTATCGCGGGAATCTAAATCGTCTTGATACGAACTAAGGAGTTCTGATGAGATTTCATTGAGGGTAGCTTTATCTAAAAACTCTGCTAAATTTTCGTCGAAAGGAATATCGACGTCCATTTCCATATTAGCGGGGTCTACTAAGTTATCTTCTTCGTCGAAGAGGATTTCGACTTGTTCTTCGCCTTCGAGATCTTCTGGAAATTGAACTTCAGCCATGGTTCGCTACCCTACTCTACTTTTTTAAGACGGTAAATTAGTAATATGCCCGTATTTTCGGATAATACTCGTCTTCGTCGTTATAATCACCGTCTAATCGTAAAAAACCGCCTTGTCGGAAGCGTGTTAACGCTAAAGTCGTAGCATCTACGCAATCGTCGTTTTCTCCGTTCGGAAAATCTACGATTTCGTCTACTAATTCTTGTCCCCAATTCGTTTCTGGCACCCAAACACGCCCTTCTTGGAAAATACCACTGACTGCGTTTAATCTTGCGATCTTATCTTGACCTTTACTCGGTGAAAAGGTGTTTATAGGGATACCTTGGCGGCGTAATTCTTGAGTTAACGGGATACCAGACGCTTTTGTTTCGATAATGACGCTATCAGGTTCCCAATATTCGTATAACCTAGCGGCTTCGCGTTTTAATTCAGGGAAATCTAACCGTTCTTTTACGCAATCTATTAAAATTATATGCGCATCTGCTCCATTATAGTGGTCATCGCCTATTTTACCTTCGGGATAAAACACTCCCCACGTTGTTATCGCCGTATAATCAGCTCTTTCGGATTTTAAAAACGCTGTATCGTAACTTTGGATTAAATAATCGCATGTCGGCGGGTCATCAGACGGCCAAAATTTAATCCATTCTTTCGGTATTATCGAAATACCTTCGCCGGTAGGCCGCTGCATATATTGCGCTGCCCATTTAGACGGGGGGATAGCTGATTTCGTACGTTCTAATTCTTCTAATGACCAAAATTCAGGCCATAACGATTTACCTGATGGTAATATCGCAGGAAATTCTATTAATTCCCACTCATCCCCACCTTTTTCCTGGGCCATTTTTTTAATTAATTTACCCGTTACGTCTTTTTTAGACCAACGAGTCATTACGATAACGATTGCACCTCCTGGTTGTAGGCGTTGACGAGGGCCAGTTTGATACCATTCGTATGCTTCTTCTAACGCTTTATCC